CCAATCCGTACACCTTCCACCAGTTCGCCCAGTATGCGGAATGCTCGGCTTTGGTGCGGTTCAGTTCGATGTCGTTGCGGATTGTGTCGGGAAGAGCCTCATTATCTTGGTAGGTAAGAATCAGAAACTCTGCATCCGTTTCGGGAAGGACTTCCGTATGCGCCCAAAACTCATGCGTTGGGTTGAAGTCGATGTAAATCTCTTGGCTTGTACGAATAGCCAACTGGTAGTAGGAATCGAAGTCGATGTTGTTCGCTTCGTTGATGTAAAGGATTTGCCGCCTTGCCCCTCGAAGGCGAGCCTCGGAATCAGCAGAGAAGAACTCGATTGTTGAACCGTTGGCGAAGTTGTACTGCAGGAGCGTCTTGTTCCAACGGTCGGCAACCCACCTGTGCGTCCATTGCATAATCTTGGCAAAGTCCTTAATCGCCCCCCGTCGTAGGTGAGGCACGGATTCGGACACTACCGAAATCTCGGACTTTGGATGGCGAGCCGCATGGTCAATCAGGACCGCAAGGATGCCGAAGGTCTTGGATGCACTCGTTCCACCCTGTATCACTTTCTTTCGGGCCTTCATCGCCCGAATCTTCTTGATGGCCGTGGTGTACTTAAACTCCATCGCCGAACAACGGCTGCTCTATCGTGATGCTCGTTTCCTGCTTTTCGACCAAACCGTTCAACCGCTGCGTGATGGAGGGGTTGTAGATACCCGCCATGCCTCCTTTGATTTGGTCGGCTCGGATGGATTCCTTTATGCGTGAGCAGACCGTGGTAAATTCTTGATATGCTCCTGTGCGATTAAGAAAATACTCCTTTCCTCCATCAGCAATACCCTTATCCCAAAGATGCAACCTAAACCCCTCCATGGTCAGCGGGGCTTCTTTCTCCCGATAAACCTCGATAGCCTTTGGACCTACCCAATCCTTCACGATGATGGGCCGTTCCTTGGTTTTATCGCAGTATTCGGTAAACTCATCCCAAAGGTCTTGGGGTGTCGCAAATGTCCGTGGCCTTCCTGCTCCCATCAGTATTCGATTTTATCAATAAGTTGGTCAATCTTGTCCACGATTTTCATCTTTACCGCAAAAGCGTTGGGCGAGTTGGATTCATCCACCGCACCAATGCAGTCGCAGAGGGTCGTAATGACCATCATCAGCGAATCCATGCGGGCTTGTACCTGCGCTTCATCGTTGGACGCTTTAGTCGAGTTCGCCAAGTTCTCGGAGTTTATTCCTGCTCCATCCAAGGGCCGCTTTGCCGCCCCAAAGCAGGTAACTGATGTAACCGCAGTCGCTGGTACTGTCAGCGTTGTCGTAGTAGGTTTCTGCCCTTGACAGGTAGGAGTGCATCCGCTTGATGGTCGCAAGGGAAATCGCTTCACCGCTTGCAAGTTGCTGCGCCCTGACCTTGCCCGTTTGGGTAGCGCACTTGTTGCCGTTCCTCTCGTTAAGTTCAATCCCCCGCTTGGCGTTGTTGCGTACTCCTTCCCCATAGTCGGCATAGGATTCAAATGCCTGACGCTTGTGGTTGGCGTAGATGTTGCCGCATACCGCAAGGCGTTGCTGGGTGTCAGGGAACTCTGCATTCGTTGTTGGATTGGTCATGCAACGACCGAGGAACTGGTCGCTGGTTTCATTCGCTTGGGGGGTTGGTAAGGGCATGTGTGACTTGGTGCTGATTTGCTTCGGCGAATTGGTCCGCCTCTTGGTAAATGTAGGAGAGCGCCGATTTTACGCAGTCTGCACACCACCAATTTGTGTTCGGCCTGCCGTGAGCAACAAGGATGGTCTGCAAGTCGTGGACTGCTTCCGGGGATAGCCGCATGAACAGGGCGGCTTGGTATTGCTCCCAGTAGTGGCGGTGCTTTTGAGCCAGCAGGTATTCGGCTTGGGTCATCGGTTGGTGACTTGGAGGATGACGACCGTCAACCCGGCAGAGGCGAGACCGTACAGGATAGCCGCAAAAATCACCACGGCGTTGAAATCAAAAACCGTGATGCCAAACATGAATCCCAGCCAAAACGAGAGGCAGGTGATGCAGGAGAACGGCTTGTGCTTGGCGAACCAAGTCCGATACCACCAAGCGGGTAGGACGTGGTATTCGGCAATGGCAAGAGCGGCGAGGCTACTGACGAGTAGCGGGAGTATCAGTTCCATGTTTTAATAGAATTGCGGCTTTGATTTTGGCTTTGGCTTGCTCGATGGAATAGATGACCGAACGATAGGGAATGCCCGTGTCACGGGATAATTTCTTCATATTCCCCGTAGCCATGTGAAGTTTCAGCAGTTCCTTGTCGTAGGGGAATGCCCCCTCCTTCGCCCACGAATCCATCTCCAATTCGGCAATGGCCCACATATCGTCAACGAGCGAACTGTACTCTTCATGGGTCATGTCAGCGTTTGGGTCGATTTCCTCGGTGATGTCGTGGTGCCTGTACTTTTGGGCAAACTGGTTGTTTTTGCCTCGGTACAGGTTCAGCAGAAGGCGCACGACGTAAAACTTGAAGTACCCCTGCCCTTGGATTTGCAGAATCTTGGCAGGGTCTTTTTCCAGCAGGATAAGCACGCATTCCTGCTCCAAATCCCTCCAAAGCGGGTCGCCGCCAGTGATGGTGATGCAGGCCTTCTTGATTTCACCTGAACGGTAAAGGTCAAGGATTACGGTTTCGGCATTCTGCATACGCAAAGGTATGCAAAAAAATAGGGGGATGCGATTAAGCACCCCCCCATCCGAATCTCACGGATTTGCCGATTATCGTAGGCTCACCGACGACATAAGTCGCACCTACTTAGAAGTATAACCTCCGTAAAGATTTAACAAAAAATCTTGAGTATTGTGCAAAACTTGTCTGCGGATGTACTTGATTTCGGGCGTGGCGATGATGTCCTGTTCGTAGGAAAGTTTATTTTTTATCAGCGTGGAGTGGTTGCGCTTGAGGACTGCACCGATTTCGTGGTACTTGAAGAGGAAGTCGTTGTAGGCAACATCGGTGATGATGTTGCGAGCGATGACGTTGGCCCGCTTGCGGCTACTTGAGCAGATGGCTTCTCTGCTGATTCCGAGAACCATTGCGGTGGTGTCAACGATATGGTTGATGAGTGCTGGGGTCATGGTGTTGGTATTTTGGGAATGGGCATCCAATAGGTGATTTCACAGGTGAACCAAGAATAATTCTCAGAGTGCCATTTATCGTCATGCCACTTATTGCCGCCTTGAAACCAAGCGACAACTTGCAGTCCTTCATTGTCGGTAATCAGGACGGGTTCGCCATCTTTAGGCATTTGGTCTTGGGGTCTTATCCATGGCATGGCTACGGCTTTTTAGGGTACATCCAAGCGGCAACCTCATGCGTCCACCACGCTTCGCCGTGAATGTTGGTGAACGTGATTTGGCCTTTGGTCAGCCATCCCACAGCATAGTTGCCATCGGCAAGGGCGAGGAATACCTCTTCCATCGGAATCGGCATCGTGTCTTTGGTTAGTCGTGTCCACGTCATGGGTTAGGGTTTAGGGGGGGTGGTATTTCAACAAGCTTCAACCGCTTTTCATTTAAGAACTCAACAATCGTTTTACCGTTCTTTTCGGAGTATTCGTTCCTAATCATATCCAATACAATCTCAATGGAAAGCAGTTGAAATCTCTCCTGATGGATTAAAGAATCAAGGTATTGATTGAAAGCTTCTAGCTCCTCATAATAGGCTTGTGCCTGCGCATTCATTGCCGCTTCATAAGCCGCTTGTTCTTCGTAGTGGTTCATGGGTTTTGGGTTAATGGCTTAGGCGTTTTTGGCTTGGAGGATTCTTCCGAGCAGGGTCCAGTTGACGGACCAAGCCTTGATGGTTTCAGCATGGTCGGGGGTGAGGCAGGTGGCACACGCCTTGCGGATGTGGATTTGCCAGCGGCGGAAATCGGTGGGGGTTGGTTTCATGGGTTTAGGGTTTGGTTTACTTTTTCGATAATCAAATCACCGATGTACTTTCGGCAGATGTCAGCAGTTTTGTGTTGATTGGCG